CAGAAGATTGAGAAATTTCGTAATGATGAACATCATCAGGATTATCATATTTGTCAGAAACGAATGCTTGAAATTGATTAGTATTCATTGGCCAATCCAGAAGATTGAGAAATTTCGTAATGATGAACATCATCAGGATTATCATATTTGTCAGAAACGAATGCTTGAAATTGATTAGTATTCATTGGCCAATCATGATAACGATCAAATATATCGTTTACTAGAAGAAGAACCCAATGCAATTCTGCATTTCCATAAAAATCAAATGCAAGAGATTCTGGAGTTTCATTACCTAATACATTATACTTATTAAACAGAACACCTTTATTTTTGACAGCCTCTCTCGCTCCAATCCGTCTAAGTATATTTACTACGGTTTTAGTTGGACCACCTTCTACATTAGTATATTGTATTCTAGGAAATTTTTCAAAGTACATATTAATATCCTACTCTAGCAGCTTCTTGTGTTATCATTTCAATTTCTTCAAATGTTAAAGATAACGTAGTATTCTGTGGTGGTGCGCCCTTATCATTAGGAGTGTAAGCAGTAAATCTTTCTCCGCCATACTTGACATCCATATCAGTCAAATAACATGTTGAAATTTTATTAAGATAAGCATTCTCTGCTGCACTTGTGTCGTCTTTTCTATAGTAGTATTTTATGTCCATAGTGGTTGGAATTGTTAAAGTTCTTCCTAATCCTGCTTCGCCCGTATTCAAACCTAAAGCAGCTGCCGCAACTCCTTCTCCTGTTCCAACACCAGAACCAGCTAGAGAAGAACCACCAAAAGAACTTGTATATGATGGGAGCATCGCAACTTTAAAAGCACGAACTATACTGTCAACTTGCTCAGATTCTTGTTCAGACTTTGGAATAAACGAAAATGAAAATTGAAATTGTCTTCTTTCAATTCCTTTAAACATCAATTCCATTTTCTCAGTAACAATTTTTCCTGAGTTGAGTTGAAATAATTCTTTAGCGCCTTGTCCAAATGTATCAATCAACGAACCAGTCACTTTAGAAAGGGCTTGCTTAGCACCTGTTGCAACTGCTACTTTACCTAAACCAACAAGACCTGATGCAGTGCCATCAGCAAGTGCATTTGCTCCTGCTTCTGCTATAGCTCCAATTTCTTTATTTTCATAATTAGATTTATACGATGTTCCAACTTGTGCAGGCATATACAATGCAATTTGTGTTTCAACGGTTTTGTTTGATCCTCTAAGAGTAAAACTACGCCGTTTAAATCCGTCACCAGTTTCTTCTTTACCTAGTGAGCCGGAAGTTAATTTGTGTATCTGAAAAAGTACAAAATGACCTTGTTCTAAACTACTAGCCTCAGTGGGATAACTAAGCATTTTAGGAGCAGAAAGTACTGGAGTTCTTCCAGCGTTTTTTTGAACACTACCATTTAAGTTAGCACCTTCTTGTGGTTTTTGATCAAATCTTTTAGGTTTTTTTGCTGCGAGAAACTGAACTCTGGCCATATGGCAACTCCCATAAATAATCTTATAAAGGTATTTATACAATATGGCATACAGAGGAAAATATACACCAAAGAATCCTGCAAAATATAGGGGCGATTCAAGTAATATTACCTATCGTTCTTTATGGGAAAGAAAATTTATGTTATATTGTGATGATAGCAAATCTATAATGGAGTGGGGCAGCGAAGAAGTTATTATACCGTATATATCACCATTAGATGGTAGAGTACATCGTTATTTTCCAGATTTCTATATCAAGGTCAAACAACATAATGATAAAATTAAAAAATATATAATTGAAGTTAAACCTAAGAAACAGTGTAGTCCACCAGACCCAAAACCCTCAAAAAGAACTAAGCGTTGGTTTTCAGAAGTGAAAACATGGGGAGTTAATGAAGCTAAATGGAGATCAGCAAACTCTTGGTGTTTAGATAAGGGTATGGAATTTAAGATACTGACAGAAGATGATTTAGGAATTCGTTATAAATAAGAGTATGGCAAACAGCGATTATATACAAAGCGTAATAGACGCCTCAAAAGGCAAACCATATTCTACTCAGTGGTATCGAGACAAAATTAAAGAATTTGGTAAACCTAGCAGATTAGACCTTATTAAAGATGGTAGTAGATCAGCACGACCATTTGTTGGAACTTTAAATATGTTTGTGTATGGACCTAAGCATAAAAAGAAATTACCATATTATGACACATTTCCTTTAGTACTTCCAATAGAAAATTATACAGATGGATTTTTAGGTTTAAATTTTCATTATTTACCAATTCCATTAAGGATGAAATTGTTAGATGCTATGCTTGATCGTGATTTAAATACAAGCTATAATGCTATCAAAGGAATAAGTTTAGTCAAACCAACTATACACAGATATTTAGCTGGATATACAAAATCACAGTTTCGTAAAATTGAAGAAGATGAATTGGTTGTAGCAACACTACTTCCTGTTCATAACTTTAAAAAATCTAGTGCAAGTTCTGTTTGGTCAGATTCAAGGAAAATGATCTAATGCCAGCAAATCCTCTAAAAGACTTAGAAAGACAAGTTAATATTGATAATGTTTTTGGTGTTCCAATTGAAGCAGATGGTGTCACAAGGACTCAAGTAAATTCTATTGATGCGCTACGGAGTGAACTTGGTAGATATGGAATATCACAAAAAAATAAATTTCAACTAAACATATCTCCACCTAAAAATATATCTCCAGGCGGTGCGAATACATTAAGAAGATTATCAATTCGTTGTAATGCTGTAACCTTGCCGGGCAATATTTTAGAGACACAATCTGACTCTAATATATATGGCCCTAATAGAGACATTGTGAGTGGAATAGGATTTTCAGATGATATCTCAGCACGATTTATTCTGGATGATAGATTTGATATAAGAAGATATTTTGCTGATTGGCAAAAATTAGCGTATAGTGAATACAGTTGGAATATAAAATACTATAAAGATTATACTGGTGAACTTGATATATTTGTTTTAGATAAATCTTTTATACCAAGAGCAGGATATAAAATATGGGAAGTATATCCAAAAACTATTGGACCAGTTGAATTTGATATGTCATCAACTGAAGGTATTCAAGATTTTTCCGTTCAGTTTGCATTTAGATATTGGACTGATATTGGTGAACATGCCTCTAGACAACCAAACAAAACGGCAGAATTACTTGAGCTTGAAGAAGAACTTTTCTTCGATACTGAATAAAAAAATGAATTGAAATAGGAGATATAATATGGCTTTGCCAAAACTTGAAACACCAACTTATATAATGAAAGTTCCCTCTACAGGAGAAGAAATAAAATTTAGACCATTTTTAGTTAAAGAAGAAAAAATTCTACTTTTAGCTCAACAAGAACAAGATGAGGGCGCAACATATCAAGGGGTTCTTGATCTAGTAAAGGCTTGTACCTTTGGAAATGTCGGTAATAAAACAGACCCAATGTTTGATATTGAATACGCCTTTCTAAAAATTAGGCAGAAATCAATTTCAGAAACAGTTGATGTAAAAATGTTATGCCCAGATGATGAAGTAACGTATGTTGATGTGAGTATCAATCTTGAAGATGTTACAGTGACTATGGATGATAAACATAGTAAGATTTGTAATCTTGGTAAAGATTCTAAAGGTAATGAAGTTTCTATGGAATTAGATTATCCAAATGTTGCATCAACCTTAGAATCTTCTGGTAAAAACTCTATAGATAGTATTTTTTCTGTAATTAAGAATTGTATATCTTCAATTCAGTTTGGAGATGATGTTTATAATAAAGTTGATATAACTTCAGAAGAAATTGAAGATTTCGTGGATAGTTTGACACAAGATCAGTTTGTAAATTTACAAGATTTCTTTGAAACAATGCCAAAACTTACTCATGATGTAGAAATTGTAAATCCTAAAACAGGAGTAAAATCAACAGTTCACTTGGAGGGACTAAACAATTTTTTAAGCTAACTCTTTCTCATAATACGTTGGCAGCATATTTTAAGATTAATTTTGGATTAATACAACATCACAAATATAGTCTTACTGAAATTGAAAATATGATACCGTGGGAAAGAGATATTTATGTTGGATTATTAATGCAGTGGTTAGAGGATGAAAAGGAGCGACAAAAAGCACAAAATAAATAAGGGGATATCCTATGCCGCAGAAAAAATTACAAAAAGATTCAAATTATAATAAGTATGATTTAGATGGGGATGGAATAGTGACTGATGAAGAATTAGCTAAAATGAAAGAAATAGAAGAACTTGAAATGCAAGAAGATAAAGCTGATGCTCAACGAAAGATGTCGTGGGTATCTCTTATTGCTATGATTGTGTTCACTATCGTTATATGTACTCCTATTATCTCAGAAGCTCGACTTAAATTAATTGGTGATATCTCAGGTTTGTTCTACATCGGCATGGCTGGTGTTGTTGGTGCTTACATGGGCATGACCGCTTACATGAGCAGGAAATAAATTATGCCTACA